CTGTTGACTCTATAACAGGAGTTTTGAAACCACTTGTTTTACCAAATCGTTCTGCTACTACTGTTGCAAATGGATATACAGTTGAACTTCCAACTATCTTAACTTGATCTCTTGCAAATACTGAACCTGCAAAAAGTATTGTAAATAAAAATAATATTTTTTTCATATTTTCCCTCTTTGTTAAAATTTTATTTATTATGTAAGGGCGACACGGTCATAAAACTTTCATAATTGGTCTTTGCTTATCTCGACTTGAGTTTCCCATTCTGTTCTTCTAAAGTGAATTATTTTCATACATCTTTTCCAATATGCTTTCATTTTTGGATCCTTTGTATTTTGATATGCTCTTGTTGCATTATTAAGAAGTCTTTCGTACATTCTTATCATAAACGGAATATAATAAGGATTGTTCAACAAGATCTTATGTTTCTTTTCTTTCACTAATATGAACCTGCCTTTGAAATATTAAGTTCAAATACCTTATCAATATTCTCATTATCAAAATAGGCATGATACTCTTCTAACTTATTCATTAATGTTGGAACATAAGGATATATTGTATCTTTAAATAGTAATGGCTCACTATCTTGAACAGCCATGCATATGACTATATTTGGAATATGGATCTCTGTGATAGACTCAAACATTAAACTATATGCAGTTGCCTGTACAAAGTAATCTTGGATCCATTCTTTCTTTTTAGGTTTTCTACTAGTCTTAAAATCAACTATACTATCTTTACCATCCCACTTACATATACAATCAACTCTTCCAGCTGCTCTTAACTTTTCACTATATAAAGGAACTTCTTGATGGTATACTAATTCAACATTCTTATCTAATATAGGTTTAATGGTTCTAAACATTTCTAAATTACTTGGCATATGTTTTAATGTATAGTCTTTATTGTTTAGATAATCTTCACATATCTGATGTACTGCTGTACCTCTTCTACTACTTTGAGCTGATATTTTATTAGCTTCTTCTTCACCAACTCTTTTTCTCCATTCTTGAATACTATCTTTTTTGAACCAACCTAATATACTTGTTATACTTGGTAGCATTTTTCCAGAAGGAGACTCATACAGTCTCCTTCCGTTGCTATTTTTATATGGTAGTTTTTTAAAGTCAAATAGTTTTTTATGTTTAAACGATTCCATTATTTAATTTACTTATAATATATTCTTTGACAAATGCACTTCTTACAATATCATCTTGATCAAATTCAATACCACTCATACCTTTCATTTGTTTTATAACACTCATAAATTTTCTAAGTCCATTTTTGTCTTCTTCTTTTTGTAAATCACTTTGTCTAAAGTCTCCACAAAATATAATTTTACAATTTCTTCCTAGCCTTGTTATAATAGTATCTAATTCATGGAATGTCATATTTTGACATTCGTCTACTAATACTACATTATTTTCAATTGTATGTCCACGAATAAATGAAGTACTTGTAAATTTAATCATACCTTTTAACTTTAACAATTCGTATGCATCTCCTCTTCCAAATATTTCATTACATATACTATAATAAGGTCCTTCATATACTTTACTTTTTTGTGCTTGATTACCAGGTAAGAAACCCATGTCTCTAGTTGGTACAACACTCCTTATAATTGTTAATTGATCTTGCTTCTGTTCTAATATATCTTGCAGCGCTAAGTGAACAGATAAAAAAGTTTTTCCAGTTCCTGCTACACCATGACACAATATATTTTGACCCCTCTTGTATTCGTTCCAAACTTTTGCTTGATTTCTTGTCTTTGGTTGAATAGCTTTTAGTTGTAAGGAGTGGTTTTGTTGATTGTGAACCTTTGCTTGCTTCTTTAGTAATTTTCTTTCTCTCCTTGATAATTGGTTATGAAATGATTGACTATACGCTAGAACGCTTTGTTGCATGTTTAATCCTTTTCCTATGTTTGTTTACTGCTTGTTGTGTTTTGACTTGCTTACCGGTCTTTCTTTTATGACGTTGAGCAAGGGCACTTGTAGGATGTGCCTCAGATATCTTGCTAAGGACTTCTTTGAAGCCGTCGTCAGTACGAACACCGCCAACTCCACCAACAATGTTAGGAACAGTAGGAACTTGTTTCACTTCAGGATTATCATTTAGGTATTCCTCTCGATCAGACATTGAGAGAAACTTCTCATAGGTTTCATTTGTTTTAGTATTTTTAAAAACGTATATAGGCATTAACTAGCTATATTTTCCTTTGCTTCCTTCATTCCGGGATCAAATGTTTCATAATACATACCGGTAACATTGTTACTGTTAATTATATGTATATTTCCAAAACTTCTAGGAAGTACAAATTTAAAGTTAATATTATTATTTTTTTGAGCAATGTATTCCATATATTTACATCTATTGATGTTGTCGTTATAACTTGCTCTTGTTTCAGGACCATATCCATTTGTTCCATCATATAAGTTTTGAACACTATAGATTGGATCCTCAATGACAAAATCAAATCCAAAACAATACAATGTCTTGAACCCTTTCTTAATAGCTTCTAGCATTGCATTTATACCAGCACAAGATCTAACAAAACCACCACTATGCTCTCTGGCCTCAAATTGTTCTACATAAGGTGGTATAATAACTCTGTTAGAAGGAAAGTCACTTTGTTGTATCTCTTCAGTTATTATTGGATCTATTGCAATTAAATAATCAGGTATTGAGTGATCTGGATAATCTCTATAGATTGCATTACAACCAAACGTACAGCCTTGACCTATAAGTCTTGTAAGGTCTCTATTCTTTCTACTTGGTCCATTACCAATTATAAAAGCTGGTTCAGCTTCCGCCATGGATCCATTCCACATCACCAATCACTTCTACAACTCTTGTTCGAGCTTGTTCTTTTGATCTAGCTTGTACAGTTGCACATCCTATATCATATTCAAACTTCCAATGGATATCATCACTTTCACCCTTCATAGATAATTCGTTTGGTACATAGAACCAAACTACATGCTCTTCTTGAATGGGGAATCTTATTACTTCAGCCATAGGCATTAAAAATGTACTGTAAGTTCTTTAGCAATTGCTGGAGGTAAGTCCATATGATCTTTTGGTTGTACATCTTGATATGTTACATTATACACTGTACATCCTGTTAAAAATAAAATAGCAAACATTGCTACCAATATTATTGCACAAATTCTTCCTTTGTCTTTCATCTAAAGTTCCCCGCTATATCTGGAAATGCTTTTTTAGCAACATGCCTGGTCATTCCAGGATATGGCATCTCGCCTTTACGAATAGCTAAGATAAGTTTAGCATCTTCTGGATCTAAAGTCTCTAACCATTCAATAAAATTCATTTCTCTTTTCATTTTGTTCATATCTGGATACCCACCACCTTCAACATATATCCTTAAACGGTTATAAGTTGACTTGAGTACATTCTGTAGGTCTTGTTCTGGTGTTGATGCCTTATAAGGTGGGTCAGTTTCCGGTATCAACCACTTGACTTCTTTAGCATATGTGAAATAAATCACTGCTTTCAAAGCCTTCGTCTCATTATCCTTCAAGTGTTTAGCACGTTGAGCTACATCTTTGAACGATCCTGCTTTCTTTAGCACTTCTGCTACGCTGACATTCATTAAAAATCTCCTATATGTTCAATTAAATTGCGCAATTTGTTTTGAATAAAGTAATTTAATAGTTTATCTCTTTTATTATACTCGTATGTATCGTATTGGTCAACAATTTTTTTTGTTATATCCTGCGGAGTATGCGATAAATCAACGAGTTGTTGGTTTCTTTTCCATCCTCTATACATTTTTTGATCACAAAACTCGGTTGGATCCAAATTTTTCCATGCTTGTAGCTTACTTTTTAGTATTTTCTTGCTTCTTTTGTCGGTTACAAACGTATCATCATCCGATAAAAAGTTAGGAATGCCGTCTCCTCGGTCACCTTTCATAATATGTTCTTTTAAATACTCGTTTGGATCAATAGAATTGAGTAATTTTTTCTGAGTTGGTGAAAATTGCTTGACATTATAGTACTTATGAAGCTGAATAAAGTCTTTATCACTAGATACAATCATAATTGGATGGTCTCTATAGTAATATTTTGATAATACACCAATAATATCATCTGCTTCTGCATGTTCAACATTTAAAACTGCATAAGGAAACTTTGTTTTAAGGTCTTCGGTTACAGAATTAATAACTTCAAAGATACCACTCCAGTCAATATCATCTTTTTGTCTATTGGTTTTTCTATTTGCTTTATAAAAAGGAAAAATATCTTTACGCCAACTATGTTTACTATCACAACATATAACTAATTCACCATACTCGGGTGAAAATTTTCTTCTATAAAATAAAAGAGTAGATAAGATCATATGCTTAACAAGCAATGGCTCTATCTTTTTGATCTGTTTTATTTCTTGAAGTATGTTTGCAATACATACCTGGTTTAAATCAATTAAAATCATATCTAATTATAACTTAGATACAAATTCAAGTCAACGTTTATTTTGATTGATATCTAAATCCTGCATTGCAATATCCACAATACACGACTTTACCGGTACGATCTGTTTTGATATAAACTTTTGGGTGTCCATCTGAACATGTAACTATATCTTTATCTGTAATGTGTATAGTATTCATAATTATTCCTTAAATTTTGGTAGCTTAGGTAATCTAACTCCTCTTCTTATCTTACCATCTGCTCTTGCTTTTACATATCTATAGATATCATTTATATGAGGAGCAACATTTGGGTTCATACCAAACGCTGGCATAACATTACCTTTTTGTGCACCTTCCGCTTCACCTCTACCGTTTGCAATAACTTCAAACCAATCATAATAATCTAATCCGTCTTGCATTGATTGCATTAAGTTAGGTGCCCATGAACCACCCATTGCATCAGGACCGTGACATACATGACACTCTGCATGATATGCTCTCCAACCTTTATATGTTGCAAAGTCCATCCAACCATATTCTTCTCTTACTAAACTTTTATCTTCTCTGCATTGATCAAGCTGTTCATCAGTAACCATGTCAACTGGTATCTCTTGACAATAGATTTGTATAAGGTTTAATGGTTTATTGGTAGACGGATTTATTCGATCACCTTTACCATACGTCATATAATATGTTGGGTTGTCGTCTTGGTCTAACTGAGGTTCTACAGCACCGGGTCTTTCGATACCGATTGCTGAGCTCGCCCAAAACATCAACAACCAAAACCCAGTCATTAATGTTAATCGTATCATAATAAATTATCCTCTTCTATCTCTTCTTCTAATTGTTGTTCTTGTTCTTCTGTTAAGTATTCTTTCGTTACATCTATCCCGCAATAATTATCTACATCTTTCGCTACGGTTTTTTGTATCGGATGAGTTACACCTACGTTATTAAGCAAACAAGATTTAAGTGACTCAATCACATATGCATAGTCTTTGATAAAGTTATCATCATCAACATTGAACCCATGCATTGCTAATTTATTGAATACACTAGACCCGTAATGACTTGCTACATCATCTACGTATGCAACTTTATTATTAAGTAGCTCTGCATCTAACTCCTTTTTTGATTGAGGAGGAGTCTTCATTTTATCTTTAGGAAACTGTATTACATTATCCATCTAATTTATCCAATCTATCTTTGTTAGCTTGTATCTTTTGATCCTGACTCTTATCTATTAAGTGTTGGATCCTTTTACCTTGTTCTGCTTCACTATCCATATGTACATTACTATCTATAATCTTTTCTAATTTAAGATACTCTAATCTCTCATTAGCAATCACACGCCACGTATACCCACGTTCGGTATATAAACCGAATATCGTACTACGCAACCCAATTTTTATTATAATAGCATCTTGACCTTCAAGTAATACTTTATCACCTTCATTAAACAAAGGATTCTGTTTAAACTTTAAACCTTTAGCTAAAGAAGTAGCAAAGTCCTTGAACCAGAATACAAACACAATTGATATCAGTATACTGATCCAAGGCAATATTAAATGTGTCAGCTCCAAGCTGAGATTCTCTAATTCATTAATTGGATCCATATACCTATTTAGCGATTGATACAACAATAACAGCAACTACGATTATCAGTAGTACGGTGTCAACCAGATTCAGTCTCCAACTAACTTTGTCAGCTTGCTTGAATGATTCGTTGCTTTCTTCATCCATTGTCTTTCCTATATCCCCATCTGTTATCAGATAGATCCCATATACGCTTACACGCATCTGGTATACGAATGTTAAAATTATTGAACCTTATTATGTTTTTAGTTACCTGCATTATATCCTCCTAGTTGAACAGTTAAACATAATGCCCTTTTAACTGATGGACTATCAGTCACTTTTCAACCATGTGATATGG